TTGCTGTATTTCGTATACCATTGTACAAATTTGTTCATTTTACATTTTCCCTAGCATTTTTATAAATCTTAGCCACTATGTCCCATAATGGCTTGATAATAAAGATGCCCCAGAATACACCCGCAAGAAACATAGCGAATTCATTCAGGGACATCATATTTATTTACCTACGTTTACGTTAGTACCAGCACCGATTACAAGTGTGTTACCTTTGAATGTTGCAATAGCCTTAGCAGTTTCAAGCGCCGCATCAGCTTGCTTCATACGTGCTTGAGCATCCATGTACTGAATAGCACCTGCGTTTTGTGCAAGAGCCGCAATACGTCGGGCTTCTGCTTCGGCAGTCTTAACTTCAACTTCTTTTTGCTTCAATTCGTTCTTACTACGAACCAACTCATTTGCACTTGCAACAATAACGTCAGAAGGGACTACGCTACGCACCATAACTTGACTAATGCCAATGCTGCCGTCTAGTTTTTCCTCAGTAAGGTTTCGAGTAATTTCCTCCTTAATGAAGATTTCCATTTCATTACGATTGTCTGCCATGTCCAGTGCTTCATACTTACGTGCGGCTTTGTAAATTGCATTACGAGCATTCTGTACAATGTAATTATACATCACGTAAGTATCGCCCTTGAAATCAGCATGGAAACTTTTGTTCTTAGCATTATACAGTTCAGCAACCTGACTTTGATTGACGTTATAAACAATAACAGCGTCCAAGTCTTTCATTGTTGAGTTGTCTTTAGCAACAGGAGTCATGTTTTCAATGACCACGTTAACGTCTTTGATAGGGAACGTCATAACCTCACCGATGATGGTTTGATTCCATGAACCGGGCAACAGTTCAGTGGTACTAACCTGCTTGTTAATGTCACGGCGAAGACCAACCTCACCAGTCTCAATACGAGTACATGCAGAAGTAAGAGCAACTGCGGCGAGAACAAAACCAATTTTAATAGAGCGCATCATTTTAGAGAATACCTTTTACAAAAAGAAAGAAACAAAACATGAAACCAAGAATGAAATACATTGGTCTCAACAGAAAGTCAGGAAACATTTTTAGTCCTTAAAAAAGAATTACTAACCCAATTAGTACTGAAATTGTCAGCACAGAACACAGTATACTATACCCTACAATTTTTGTCAAGGCTAATGCCTCTTTTCCTGTCATCTTTTGGGCAAATTTAATTGCTCCAAAAAATAGAACAAAAAGTACTACAAATGCTAAAATTACTTTACTCATGTTTATTTTCCTTTGTTAATTCGCATACCAACATAAAATGTTCGTATGCACTTTTTACTGACGGGTTCGTCATTAGCTTGTCAGCCTCTTCCTGCATAGCCTTTACTCCTGCTTCAGCACAGTCACGCACACTAAGACCGTATAAAGTACATAGTTCATCACCCATTTCTTTGGCTAACTTTTTCCATGCTTTTTGTTGTGCTTCTGTAATAGGAGTACTCTTTGGTCTTAGTTCTGCGGCTTTGCTGATTGATTTACAGATAGCATCTTCGGCAACACGACCTGCGGCAATCATGGGTGCATACGCCGGATCAATGTTAAACCTACGTGAGGTTCCACCGGGGTAACACATAACAAGGTGATTACCTTTAGCAAAACTATCTAGTAGATTATTGTCATACTCAGCAACAGGAACATACCTGCGTCCAACTTTTTCGTAGTAGATTTTTTTCATAGTTGAAACTTTTTCAAATAGTTTTTAGCAATTGATAAATCTTCTTCATCCAACGGAACCAGTTCTTCATACGTTTCTTGCATACGTACCAATTCTTCCCGATATGCTTTGATGATCCACATAGCATATTCTTGATCCTCGGGATCCATGCTATGCCACCAGATTTCTAGTTCTTCTTGGCTTCTATTAAGAATGTACAGGATATTATTCATGTCTTTATCATTCATATTAATCTCCTAATACTTCCCAAAATAGTTCTTTAGTCTTGATGTATGCTACTGGTTTTACCCAGCCTCTGTCAATGCAATCGGCTAGAATTTGTTGATAGTTATATGGACAACTTTTAGAAATTTCAATTCCAGCACGTGGTACCATCTTGATGCCATCAATCATATAAAAGTGTGAATCGTCCCGCTTAATCTCTTTGATACGATTTTCTGGAGTAGTGAATGTCATTTCTTCAATTCTTCCCACATTAGTTCTTTAGCACGTTTGTCAAGTTTCTCATGTTCGTTTTTCAGAATCAGTGGAGCCATTTGGTCGATGTATCTTAATAGAGCCTCATGTCCACCTTCACGGAAATGATTGTATTCGCCCTTCGTACTTACTCTAGATTCGTAATAAAGTTTGTCATCCTTGAGTACCGCAACAATACCCAAGTACAATTGCTTCTCAATTAAATCATTCATGTACGTGCCCTTGATACGGTGTATTAAGCCATGCAGTATAAGAGTCAGCTTGTTGAGAGATTTTCGTAAGTTCATATTTGCCACAAAATTTCATCAGATGAATGCCCACTTGAGGAGTTACATTTACACGGACAGATTCTTTGATACGAGTGTCACAAGCTTCTTTAATATTTTCGGGTTGTGCTTTCAAGTCGATCAACATTTTATTACGCTGATAGCAGTCACGAACACATTGTTCTTCACCATTATGATCTACCCACTTTTGCAACATGAAGTTATTCCAATTGAAACCTTGTTTGTCACGGTCCTCAAATGCTTCACGAATACCTACTCGATTCTTACTACCTTTTTCGGGTGCTCGGGGATATGCTGTGAAAACGTTGTCGCCCGCATCACCTCTGACAATTTTCTTAAACAATAAGTATTCAGGATCCTCAAGCAACTTAGGATTCTTTTCTTTGTCTAGTACTGGCTTACCATTTTCTTTGAAGTAGCCGTTGAGGGTGATAAGCTCTCCTGCGACACCATTGTACTGGTGCACCGTGTCGCTGATAAGTTGAACATAATCAGTATCAGTAGAAATAATGTAGTGCGTGTCATTTGGATGCAAGTGAATGAATCGGGCAATCAAGTCGTCAGCTTCTGCTGTTTCGTGACGTAAAACGCTAACGTTAGTTTTCTCTTTAAGAAACGTAGTGAACTTTTCATACGTATCCCAAAACATTTCTGATTCTTCTTTCTCAGCCTCAGTTACTGACATAGCATCAACAATACGATTCTTTTTGTAAGGACCGTATACATCTTTGCGCCAGCTTCTACCCTCCAAGCAAAATACAACGTGGTCAATTCCATAGCGTCGGACAGCTTGATTGACTGATGCAAGAGTTAGATGAAGGGCCATGCCGATTTTTTCCCACGTATCTGCATTACGTGATGCAACGTGTCGGGCACGGAAGAATGTGTTAGCTGTGTCAATGAGTGCGTATTTCATGATGAAAGTATACTACTATTCTGAATTATTGTCAAGAAATATTTTCCAAAAACATATCGGGACTATCCTTTAAGTTTTTGAAAACTTTGCTTGGACTGAATGGTAAGTGTTCCTTTTTGACTTTATAAATTTCTGGATAAACTGCTTTGCAACGGGCATCAACAAATTTAACAATGTCTTTGCCCGTAACTTTTTCTTTTGGATCAAACCATTCTAGTTTTTCGTCAAACAATACTAACAGTTTGTCTTTCCATTGATTTTTCAAATGACGCTCAAGTGCAACGATTTGACTGTACTTACCATAATACATGTGACAGAAAACTTGTTTCTCTGCACTAGGATTACAGTAACCCTTACGCAAACGTGATTCGGCATTCAGTGTGATACCGAAACCCCACTTACCATTGTGCGCAAGTTGAATGATATAGAACCATCCACACTTGCTATGTAACTTAAATTCAGATTGTTGCATTTTTCACTGTCTCCAAAATTTCATCATCAAGTTCATTGAAGATATCGCAACCGTTTTGCATAAAATCGTTAACGTCACCGGTCAAGTAGTAATCACCACCGACACGTTGATAAATTTTCAATACAACAGCGAGAGCCGCATTGTGCGGGCAAGACGGTACATTCTTCAATGAAGGATGTGCTTTGCGAAAGTACTTAGTATAAGCACGTTCAGTTGATGTTCGCAGTCCGGCCAGGTCAGTGAAACATTCAAAAATGACAGAATTAAACTCATTCAGAAATTTCTTCCACTTTGTACCAGTTACTGGGAAATTGTTGTTTAGCATGTGTTCATACAAGTTGCCATACAAACCCCAGGTGGCCGCATCAACAAGAGTACCGTGCCAATATGTCTTGTGTGTTTGCAGAATGAATTCGAGTGTGACCAAATTCCAATCATAGATCACATCAGACCGAGGAAGTGTACCTGCTTTACCAAAGTCTGGATGACCTTTAGGCAATGGGATAGCTTCGTATTTTTCGCAAAGTGTTTGACGAGCCTCAGCGTCAGTGTATTCTTTGCTTTGTGTTGGGTTATTGAATTTACGAACATCCGCAACTTTGATTTTGTGGTGGTCATATGGTTCCCATTTCTTTTGACCTTTGCCATTGCGATGCAATGCGGCTTCGGGTGTAAAGCTAGGGTGAGGTTCGTCTACCACGAATGCAGGGAACTTGAAGTTCAACCAATCTTTTGGATCATTGTCCCATAGCCCGTGCTTTGCTAGAAGACCAACAACAGCCAATCCGTGTTGAGTGTCAAAACATGACAATGTGCCATCTTTTTGTTTTGTCGCAAAGACAGGTGACAGTAAACGAGGGTCTAGATTTTTAAGAATGTCAGTGTGACAGTGACCCACATCCAAAAGACGTTGTGTAATTTCATTGAACGTGTTTAAGCCAATGGGCGCTTGAATAAGTTTACCGATTTGATTCTTGTCGAATGTCTTTTTGTTTGCTTTGAGTGTGTTGATATACTCAATAGTTCCTGGGTTTTGTTCAAGCAACCCTACAGTGTCCTCCAAAGTCAAAACTTTTGGATTCGCAAGTTTCTTTGGGTCAAGTGGGTTGCGAATCTTACTAATATCAATCTTCTGACCTTTCGGTACCTTTTTAAAAGGAAAGACGTAAGTTGTATCATGTGAAGATTTAGCCATTAAAAAACTCCTTTGAGTGTTAAACAATACTTGTATTGTACACCCAAAGAAGTTAGTTGTCAACCTTTTTATTGGTTTTTATTTTGAATACGTTAACTAACCTCTGTGCGCCCATCGCCTAGATCCTTTGTTCTAACAATACGCATGTCCCTGTTCTCAGGGTCAGCTTGTTGCTGTTCATAGATTTCTAGTGCGATATTACGACAGACTGATTGGAACCATCTATCAACCATAACTTGGTCAGTGTCACTGTCTTTTTGTTTGTATCCTGCACGAATGAGATTTAGAATAAACTTATCATTCCAATCTAGTTCAAATGCACCGTTGTTGATATTAGCAGGATCAACTTCTACTTTGAGAATTGATACATAAGGCTCACCTGCTTGAGTTGCCTTCTCTTTTTCAGACAACACAGGTTCCGGCTTCTTTTCTTTAGGTGTACGTGTCTTACGTTCTTTTTTAGGTGCTTCAACCTTTATTGGTTCTGGCTTCTTGCCAAATAGTTTATCAAATAATCCCATATTAGTCCTCTTTTATTTCCATCCATGTATGATCGCCCATGTATTTAACTTG